GTTCCATTTCCTCAAGTCGTTGACGCAAACTTACGACCTCGTTACGAAGTTGTGTTAATTCCTTGTTTTGGGACTCGCTGGTAGCCTGCCACATAGCGAGGACCGCTTGGGCCTGCCTGACTTGCAGAGAGTCCGATTCTACTCGGCCCTTGGTGAACCAAGCGACCGCTCCACCGACGATTGCTGCAACGCTCCCGACGATGGTGGTTTCTATCAGGTTCACTTCTTGACCTTTACTTTATCGATTGTCATCCAACCAACTGAAAGCAAGGTGATTAATGCACCAATAATCTCTTGCAAAGTTTCGGTGTCTAACAAGCCTTTGGCGACAAGTGTTCCACCAATGAAGGTTAACAGGTGGCGAAGGAGAGCGATGACGGCTGATTTCATAAAGGGTAGTTTAGGGGTTTCGGTGTTGCGTTTGCGAAAGAGTTTCATAAAGATTTGCGTTGGTTGTAGTCCTCCGTGTACTGCTCGTCCCAGCCTGCGAAGGTGTGGATTCCGACTGGTTCCGGCCAAGTTTGATACTTCGCCCAGTTCTTCGGTTCGTCGCCTTCCCATAGAATGTCAACGCACCAAGCCTTTGGATTTGCAGGGTTGATATGGCCGAGTTCAACAACGGTGCGAGGCTCGACCTCCGAGTCGTTAATGGTTCGGAAGTCAGCGTAAACTGCGAATTCGTATTTTCGGAATGTAGCCATTAGGTTGTAAGGGCTTGGAGTTGAGCGTTGGTTAAGCGAGTGGTGTAGAGCGCAGCAGCACGGATGTGGTCGTTTAAGAATGCCCCATCTGTTGCGGATGTCCCTAATCCGATTTTATTACAAGCGGGAACGCCTTTTGATGCCGTGCTTGCATACGCTGTGCCATTAAGTGCAAAACAATAATCATCCGTTTTATAGCCTAAGGCCATTTTGTAAACGCCACCCGTTGCTGGTATGGTTGGGATTGTAACCGTATAATTTGCATTTGCACCTGCAATTCTTATTATGGCTATTAAAGATGTTGCAGACGCAAAGGCTATTTGGATTCTATTTAAGTCGCTTCCATCGCTAATTGTAATCAATGGGCTTGTGTTTACTCTGCTCAATACGAACTCCGCATAAATCGTCCCCTCGGTCTGCCCGATGCATCCGCTGACTGCGCCTGATACGGACACCACGTCTGCGTTGCGGGTTACCGAGCCTGTGGTTGTGGGGATGTAGGAGGTGGCTGCGGAGCCGACTTCAAGTTGTGGGCAAGCAGTCAAGAACCCTTGACCCGTTGAAAGGGCGGCAGGGAGTATGGATAATACTGCAACCGTTGCCGCTCCGCTAATTGCCGCTCCCGTTGTTACCCGAACATTGACCCGATGCCATCCATTCCCAAAATTTTCAATGCTACCAGTACAAAGCGTGGATGCACCAAGCGTAACACCCGATGCAGCAGATAAAACGATAGCCTGAATCCAACCAACACCCCCCCATTGAGCTGCGTTGTTATGCTCTATTGAAGTGTTAAATGCAACGCCATTGTACTTAAAGAAACGACTAACTGTGTATGTTGTGCCTGACGCTAAAGCAGATGCGGAAAAGTTTTGACCCAAATAACGAATCGTCCCGCTTGCCTCGTTTTTTGTTACCACCGTTCCGCTAATTGCAACGGCAGGAGAATCGGTTATACCGCTTGTTTGAACGCCTGTTGAAGATGTGAATCCAACGCCATTCGGAACAAGATTCTGCACCTGTGGCTCCACCAACAACGCAGGGCATCCAGCCGTTCCACCGCTGGTGTAGTAATCCAAGCGAGGCACACCCGAAGCCACGACCTCAATCAATCCGCTTGCATTCACACGGGTCGCAGTCGTTGCACGGGTTACATTGAAGTCGCCCGATGCACCCAATACCAAACCGCCCGAAGTCGTAGCGACTGGGGTGTAAAGTTTGCCCGTCTTGAAACGAGCAGGCACAAGGATTAGCGATGGTGTCGGCATTGTTAGAAGTTGAAGATTGCAGCGAATCGGACGAACAGGCAGCCATTCACGGCAGCCTCGGCAGCGGTTGCTCCGTCAGTCGTAGCCCTTGCGTTGAACAAGGCCCAAACTCCAGCAGCAACGCCACCTTGGAGCATATTGGTCGGGTAGCCGTAGCCGTAACCTATCAGCATCTTAGAGGAAGGTATAACCGATGACGGAACCTGCCGATGGGGTAACGGCAGTAATCTTGCCTCCGTTGCGACCGCTGATAACGATGCCAGCGGACACGGATTTGCCACTCAAAGCGTAAGCGGTTAGCAGGTTCTCGCTTCCAGTTCCTGTAAGGGTTGTGAAAGTAGCAGCAGCATTGACGACTACGAAGTCGTAAACCTTACCGCTTACGGCTCCGTCAACGAACTCCATCGTACCACCTTGGCCGAGCATTTGTTGCAATATGGGTGTAGGCATTTTTTAGCGTTTAATTGTAAATGTAGATTAGACTGGAATTTCACAAACCGAATGGCCGAACGGAATCTCAAAGGTCATCGTCGCCTGCCACCCTGCGGTGCGGTCGTCCCGGCTCTCTACAAAGCGTGTAAGCGACACGGAGGCACTAAGGGTCCAGTCCTCGTTCGGGTCGTTTGTGAGGCTTGAAATAAAGTCCTGTGCAATCTGCAACTGGTCGCTTAGGACCTCATCCTCATTGTCCTGCCAACCCAACGTAGGGCTGCCTGAAACCACTCCGCCCATCGGCTTGATGGACTCAACTCTATCACTAAAATATACCCCAACCACCAAGTCCAAAGTACCAGCGTCAGTATTTGCAGACTGAACGTCCGCAAACACGAGCGGATAGACGATTCGCTCACGGCTTGGGGTTCGCAGGTTTATCGTGTTGTCCGTGCCGATTGCAAGAGGGTCGCCCGTCCCGAAGGAGTTTACTTGCGGATGGTTGTTGGCAAGGTCCAGCAGGGCTTGCTTGATTTTTATCCAAGACATAATTCTGGAGTTTCAGTATGTTTTTTTTGTGTGCACCCATCGTTAGCAATCGTTACACGCCCCGAATTGTCCGTAAGGGTAGGGGTAGTCAAGGTTGCTGATTCCCATCCTTCGGTTGCGGTCCAAGACCATCCCGGTTCGATAGTTGGTGGCGTTCGGGTAGATGGTATCCAAAGCAGACGGAGGCGAGTTCCAAAGAGGGTAGGCGTTGCGGTTTTCCATGAGGTAGCGGGTTATCCGTTCGGAGTACCACTCGGCATCGTTCTTCACTTTGTCGGTCAGCCGGGTAATCTCTTCCATGCTCATCTGGCTGCTTTCCTCGCTCGTTCTGCGAACCATCCCCTTGTTCATGTACTTGAACGCAAGAACCATTGGCAACTCGTAGTAAAGCCATTGAATCATCGCAGGCTGGATGTAATCTTCCAGCAGCGTTTGGTTGAGCGCAGACGTTGAACCGCTGACGACCTGCGTAACCAATTCCCCGTAGAGTGCAGAGCCAACGATTGGCTGAATCCGCATCTCTTGGACCTTGACAACCGTAGGCCGTATCTGGGTGTAGGATACGTTCTCGTTGATGATGCTATTGTCCAGTAGCGTTTCTTCGCTTATGAATAGTGCCTTCATGCCTTGCTGATTTTATTGCCTTTACGGATGACGAGTTGCTGCTCCCATACGTGCCTGCATTGGGGCCTGTTCACTCCGCTGGGTGTGTGATACCAACCGCCTCTGCGATTCCATACGGAGTAGCCCATTATCGCAGAAATCCCGTCGATGTCCTCACGGGTGTAAACCTTGCCCTGCCCGGCTAAGTCAAGCATAACCTTGCAGAACTCACGGCTGGAGCCTTTGTCCTTGCTGCTGAAACCTGTCGCCCATGCATACTTGTAACGGACCTCTAGTACAGGCTCTGCAACTTCCTTCACGTTCTTTGGAAGGTTCTGCTCGGCAATCTTGTCCACGGCCCTGCTGATTGGGTAGCGGTCCTTGGTTATCAAGTAGGCGACTCGCTTGGCAACCTTGGCTTTGCTGACCCCAAATTCCTTTGCCATTTCTTCAACCGATGCGTCCCGGTTCTTCTTGCGATACGCCTCAATCTTCAGGTCCAGTTCCTTTTCTTCCTCGCCCAGTTCGGCAAAGGCTAAACGGATGTTTTCTTCGATGTTGGCATCGAACCGCATCGGCTTGGAGTGCATCACATGGTAATCGTCTGCATGGCATCCGAACTTGCTTGCAACCACTTCCAAGACCTTAAATTCTTCTTCGCCCCATCCGTAGTCCTCGTCGTCATCGGGTTCGCTGAACTCTTGGGACTGCACTCCGAGCATCGTGTCAATCTCTTGGGCAGACAAACCGAATCCAGCCGAAAGCATGGTCCGAGCCATTTCCAGCGTGATTTTCTCCTGCATATACTGCCTGACGATTCGCATCAAGTTTTGATACTCACGGCCCGATAGTTTCTTGATGTTGTCATTGCTCTGCAAGGCTTCCACGGCTTGCGGTTGCTCATCGGGTTGGGGATTAGGTCCAACCACGTCGGCAGGTTTCTCCAAGGGTTGCAAACCTGCTTTTTCCCGAAGTTCGTCTTGGGTCATAATCTGCAAGAGGGCTTGTTCGCTTAGTCGCTCCGTGATGGGTTCCACCGGGATAAGTTCCATACCTTCCACGCCATTAAAGGATCCCAAATAATTGATCATCCGTTCCACTTTGCGCACCCGGTCGTTGACGTAGGTGGCTTTGAATAGTTCGTAGGCCTCGACCAATTCGTTGCGACCACCCAATTGGCCCTCGGTCTTTACTCCGAATAGCATGGGGTTGGTTACACGGTGTGCGATGAATATCTCCTGCTGAATGGCTTTGTTCAGTATCTCAAACTGCTTGTCCATGTCCGAAGGAGTCAGCGGTTCAAGCGTCGGGGCCTTGGCTGCGTCGTCGTTGAAGGTTACAACGAAGCGACCAGCGTTGTCCGTACCGCTAAACTTGCGTTTGATTTGACGCTCGATGTCGCCCTGTTCTTCGGGTGTTGGGATCCCGTTGTTGAAGTTAATCAAGTAACCGCCCCAAAAGTTGTTGCGGAGGTTGTTGTTGTGGAAGTTGGCCACCTGTACGTCTGCTTCAATCCAAGCGTTGCCACCGATGTATTCGGGAAGCGGGTAGTGTTTCACGCCTGCTGCATAGACCCTGTAATAAAACAACTGCTTTCCGAGGCGATTCTCCGGGTCGAATGCAGGGATTTTCTCGATGTCCCCAACCTTGGGGAAGAGTTGCATCATGTCGTCGTTGTACCAGTCAGCGACTTGAAACATTTTCTCTTCTTTGTCAACCCGGATTTTCTCGAACGGGACGTGCTCCATCTTGGCGATGGTCCCAAGTTTGGACCAAGTAACCGCAACCGCAAAGCCGTTGAAGATTTCCAAGTCCAAGATCAGTTTCTCCGTGATGTCGTTGAGATCCTCCGTGCTGGAAAGTCCATCGAAGAACTTGATGAACCGGGCTTGTTGCTCCACGGTCAGGTTGTCGCCTGCCTGCCATCCACCGCCCATGATGTAGTTGACCTTACCATTCACGATAGCGTTGTGCTTGCTGCTCCTGCGATAGTTGTCAAGAAGGTAGTAGGGGTATTCGTTGGCAAAGCCGTAGGTGATGTATTTGCCGGAGCGATTCTCCAGCATCACGGGGACCTTATGCTCTATCCCCAACCATTGGGTGAAGTGTTGAGTAGATTTATTACTCATAGCGTGTGAACTGTGAATGAAAGGGCCGAAATTGAGATACTTGCGCCGCTATCGATTGCGTTGATGTAGATCGTGAACTCGTCGTTGACCGCACCTGTAACGTATGCCTCCGTATAAATGGCATGGCCGTTGCTATGACTCGTCGTGTTTTCCGTCATTGACTGGTCAATCGTTGTGCCGTTCTTGGCGATGTAGACTTTGATTTGGTGGTTGTTGCCCTGTGCCAAGACCATGGACGCAGCGATGCGAAGGGTCGCCCCTGTTGTGCCTGTATAGGTCAGCGAGTTGGTGGTTCTTGAAAAGTTGTAGGTTGACAAAACGCCTGATTTCATCGCACTCGTCAACTTGACTCTTTGCCCTTGCGTAGGCGTGAAGGCCGTGTCGGTGTCGAGGTAAAGGTTCGCAAAGCCCCGTTCCCGGTCAAGCGTTGCGGTGTCTGCGAGGTCGTCGAATAGACCGCCTACACGGGATGCGGTGTTCGCCCCGGCAGCGGTTTCGTTGGTAATGGTTAAGGCACTCGCTTGGAGTTGGCTTCGTGTTTGTACGCTCATTATGCGAAAGTTGAGTCAAAGGTGGAATCAAAGACACCCTCATCGGATGCCCCAAAGACAGTGTAAGTAATTGAATTGGCGTAGGTGTTGAAGCCTATCGTTGCGGTTTGTATAAATGCCAAGCCCGTTTCAACGACCGCCAAAGCAGCGGCAACCGTGCTATTGGTATCGTAAACTTCATATTTATACGAGCCTGTTTCAAGCGACCCCACGGCAATCGAAAATTGGTCATAGCGATTCGTGTAGTTGGAAAGGTTGGCAGATTTCAGCAGGGTGAAATCGGTCGTGGTGTTCTTGGCAATGCTCGTAAGTCGCAAGATGTAGCGGTCCCCAGTACTGGCTCGCTCGGTCCAAGTAACGGTAATCGTGTTGGTCGTGTCAGGGTTTAGGTAAAGCATCTGCTTGTAAATGTGCGATGCCCCCGAATTTCACAATTTGCGCCCAATCTGCCTGTATAGTTCGGCCCGCTTCTTAGCGGTTTCGGCCACGTTGAACTGCTTCTTGATGTCCCTCGTTAGGTTGTCAGCCAAGCCCTTACGCAGGTCGGGGTCAAGGATTAGTTGTTTGATGTACTTGTACCAGTCCTTGGGTTTGTTGTAAGGAACAAGAAACCCGTTCTCCCCGTGCTTGATTACGTCCGTGTAGGGGATGGTTTCGCTTGCGATAATCGCCTTATTCATCCACCCTGCCTCAACCACCTTCAACTCGGACTTGAGTTTGTTGAACTTGGTGTCTCGCAAAGGTGCAAGCGTTACGTTCACGAAGTTGTATCCACCCACGTACGAGTAGATGTCAGCAGCCTGAATGCGTCCGTAGTTCGGGTTGTTGCCTTGGTCGCTGATGATTTTCTCGTAGCCTTCGTAAACAGGGTTGTTGTCGTTCCATCCTCCGAGATAGAGGCGGTACTTGCCGTCAAGATTTGCGTCCCAGCGTAGTTTCTGCATCCCTTCCCGGAGCAGTTCCATGTCCTCGCCATGCTGCGCACCTCCGAACCAACCGAACTTCACGAGGTGCTTGTCGGGTTCTTCGTCGGGGTTGGGAATGAACTGCTGATAGGCTTCGTAGGGTTCGTTCTGCAAGATGCTCACATTCGCATTTAGAGGCCGTATGCGGGCAGCAAGATGCTCGGTGGTGCAGGTAACCCAATCAGCCAATTTGATGTGCTTACGGATGACCTCTGCGAGTTTGGTTTGATGGTAGTGGCGGTACATGATGTGGCCCGATTCAAGGACCCAGTAGTCGTCCAAGTCAAGGATGACTTTCGCCCCGAATTGGGTCAGGGCTTTGTAAACATTCTCCACCTGCTCCATCGTCCCCTGACACCAAAGCCGGCTGAACAGGAACAGGTCAATCGACTTCAACCCCTCGTCGCTGATGGTCGTGATATTCTCAACGCAGACGTAATCGAACTCCGGGTAGTTGTCGCCCAAGTATGCGTTCGGCATTTCAAGGCGGTAGTAACTGCACCCGGTTGGATGGGCGTTGTAAACAATACAAATCTTCATGGCCGTAAAAATAAGAAGGGCAGCCATTGCTGACTGCCCCTCTCAAACCTCAGATGATGAAA